GCCTTGAAAAAAGATGAAAAAATGGTTGCGTTGGGCCGGCTCATAGCGGACGAACTACACCAAACAGTAGAGCAGACAAAAAAGAATATCATATACGCAAATATAAACGAGTTATCGGAAACGTGGCTTGACGTATTGGCGTATGACCTCCATGTAGATTGGTACGATTACGATTACCCGATAGAAGCGAAAAGGGCGATTATCCGGGATAGCGTAAGAGTGCATCAAAAATTAGGCACAAAGGCAGCTGTTGAAATGGCTTTAGGTGGAATACACCCAAAGAGTGAGATAGAAGAATGGTTTGACTACGGAGGAAAACCGTACAGATTCCGTATTGTACTTGATACGACAGAATCAAGGGTTGCAGCAGACTATGACGAGATTATAAAGACGGTTGACATATACAAGCGTTTAACGGCTCATTTAGACGGTCTTTATTATCAAGGGTCTATTACTGTGGTAGTAATGCCTAAAACGGAATTTTGGCTATATTCCGTGCCTATGACAGGGCAATTAAAGACAGGCACAGAACCACATAGAAATACGGTTGGTGCGGTCGAAAATGCGGTTATAGATGTAATGACACAGGCAGCGGGATATACGGCAGAATTTACGCCAACAGGAACAAAGCCGGACAGAAATATTACATTTGCAACAAAGGATACCGAGATTGTGACCGAATCGGACACAACAGGATACCAATATACGAGCAATCAGACAGGACAGGCGAAAGCCGGAACGATACCGCAGAGAAACACGGCAGGAGGTGTAGCACAGGAGGGGATAACCGCACAGGCTACAGGACAGGCGTATAAGTTTGATTCAGACCTTACAGGAACGAAGCCGGATAGAAATATGCAGTATCAAACGGCGGATGTGGCAGCAGTTGGAGAAACAGAAGCACAAGCCTATCCATTTGAAAGCATCTTTACAGGAACAGTACCCGACAGGGCGGTAACTGTAAAGAACAGAGATATACAGACGGTGGCAGACACCGAAACAGAACAATACCCTTATGAAACAGATATGACAGGACAGAAAAAAACAGGTACAGAACCTTATACAAACACAAAACCCGGAATATCTGATAAGGGAATGGCAACCACGGCAGAAACCGAAAGCTACCAATACGAGGTAAAGCGTTGCGGTAAGAATCGGTTATAGCAAATAAAAGTAAAGGAGAGTAAAGAAATGCTGACAGAAAGAGCCTTAGAGAGTTTCAAGCAGTTTGTAGAAACCAATATTGCTTACGCTATGGTCGAGTATGGCGGTACTATGCACAAGGCAAAAATCTTAACAAGAGAACGCCTAAAAGACGGCAGGGTAGCGTTGAGTATTTCCATTACCCCGGAAGTATCGGGGACCACAACAATTACGAAAATTCAGTTGTACGATACGGCTAGTAAGTTGTGGGCGGAAAAGAGCGAAGCAATCAAGTTAAAAGGTACGCAACAGGGCGTGTTGTACCGATTCAGTTTTAATTTTAAGGAGGAATAGAGCAAATGGGATTATTTAAGATTTGGAAAGACCATGTAACGCAGTATTCCAACCGCTACAGGGAAGTGCAGAACGCAGACGGAACTATTACACACGAAGCCGTAGAGGGCGAAGTAGTGCAGGAGGGAACACCGCAGAACGCACAGAACTTTAACGACTTGGAAGAGAGGATATTATCCGCCGGGTTAATTGCCAATCTTGCAATGCTTAAACTTGGTGCAGCAGAAGGCAGGATTAAGGGATTACAGGGAGAAATTGTAGAAGCAACCCTTACCAATACAAAATCATACCCTTTTAACAATTCCAAAAAGACCCTTGCACTTGCTACGCCAAGGGGCAATTTGGACTATACCGTAAATGTTGAAGCGGAAGCAAAGGACGCAGGCGGTGTAGGAGAAATCCATATTACGGATAAGCAGTTAAACGGATTCAAGATTGAATATACCGGGGCCGCCAAGGAAGTAACGGTAAAATGCACAGTACAGGGAGGTTACGCATAATGGCAAATGTAATTATCAAAAGTGATGAAAGAAAGGCAAATACGGCAGCAGTATTACAGGCTTACGGAGTAAGAGGTAATGCCACAGCATCACAGAGAGAAGCAGCAGAACACATTGCGGTGCGTTCACAGGAAGCCTACGCAGAATTAAGAAGAATGGGAGGTAACAGATAATGGCAGCAGCAAAGATTATTGTAGTTGAAAAAAACGAGGGCGAGAAAATCGCCTATGACGTATCCACGACAAAAATTATTTTCGGGGATGATGATTTAATGGTAAACATCAAGAACCGAGAGCGTGACGAAGAGGTAACACTTGATATTTGCAAGGATACACAGGACGGCTTAACCGTTGGTGTGAATACCGAAGCAAGGGAGTATGTGGCACAGGTCATTATCCCGGCAAGGGAATATGAGATTGTGGATACAGGAGAAAAGGACGAGGACGGAAAAGCGATTACAAAGCGTGAACCTGTACCGTTCGACATGAAGAAATGTACGCTTGTATTATGGGCGTTAATTTAATTTTAAGGAGGATAAAATACAATGGCAAACTTTGACGATTTACAGGGTGCAGTAGCACAGTTTGGTGCAAACAACAAGGTAATTTTTGATGATACCGGGATGCCTAGCATTATGGTAGCAGTACCAAAGGCAAAGTATAGTGATGTAATCACAGGCGGAACAGATGAAACATTACCGTTTTGGATTATGGACGGAGAGGAAAAGAGTGCAATTTATGTGTCTAAGTTCCTCAATATTGTAGAAAATGACCGTGCATATTCTTTAGGCGGATACCTGCCTAGAAACTATATCAATTTTGACCAGTCTGTAGCAGCTTGCAAAAAGAAAGGTGCAGGTTGGCACTTAAATCAGACAGGCGTATTTGCGTACCTTAACCTGTTATCACAGAAAATGGGTACTGTACCACACGGAAACACAAACTACGGCAAGGATTATTACCACCCTTACGAGAGGGGAACAATGCCACAGGGAGAAACACAGAGAACGCTTACAGGAAGCGGACAGCCTACATGGTATCACAATCACGATATGTCGGGAATTGCGGATATTAACGGCAACCTTTGGGAGTGGACCGGTGGATTACGCCTTGTGAATGGAGAAATTCAGATTATTCCTTATGGTAACTCTATGAAACTTGATTGCGATATGTCGGCATCAAGCACACTTTGGAAAGCAATTAAGCCGGACGGAACTTTAGTAGAGCCGGGAACAGCAGGCACATTAAAGATTGACCGCACAAGTGCGAGCGATGCAACATTGCGTATCAATACAAGTGTTACCACACAGACAACAGACAGCAACGATACATCAGAGGTATTTAAGAATGTAAAGGCAGTTTCCGGGGTAGCAATCCCTAAGTTACTCGTTGCACTTGGCTTATTCCCGGACAGCGGTGTAACAGGATATGGCAACGACAGATTTTGGGCGAGAAACAACGGTGAAAGGTTGCCTTTCCGTGGGTCGGCGTTCCACTATGCTTCTAATTCGGGTCCGTCCGCTCTCCACTTGGCTGACCCTCGTTCCGCGTCGTACGGCAACGTTGGTTTCCGCTCCGCTTTTGTTGAGTAACTGCAAACTGAACACTGAAAAACTGATAGGGCGTGCGATAGCACGCCCTTTATAGCAAATACATTACAGTTAGGCGGTTGCAAAAGTGGAAGAGATACAACAGGAAGAAAAGAAGCATAACGGAAACGATATTTTTCATATCAAGGAAAAGATTTATGAAATGATATTGTACGGCAACCCTCAATTAAAGGACTTTCCGAAAACGGAAAGGTATGTACTTGCAGGCGATATAAGAAAGACAATGCATACAATGTTGGAAATGGCGGTACGGCTTGAAAAGAAGTACCACAAGAAAACCACATTGCAGGATTTGGATATTGAAGTTGATGTATTAAGAAATCTGCTAAGACTTGCAAAAGACCCGAACCTATACCCAAACCAAAAGCCTTGTTTAAATTTCCATACTTGGGAAGTATGGATGCGAAAGGTAGACGAAATCGGTCGAATGATAGGTGGTTATTCGGAATGGGTCAACGGCAGGGAAAGACAGAAATAAAAATACATAGGGAAATAATCACAAAGTTACGGTGGTTGCCTATCCGTGGGTCGGCGTTCAACAATACTTCTAATTCGGGTCCGTCCGCTCTCAACTTGAATAACCCTCGTTCCAACTCGAACGACAACATTGGTTTCCGCTCCGCTCTGCCCCTATGTCAAGAAGCCTTACGGTTACGACCGCAAGGACAGTACAAACAGGGTTAAAGGGGTTATTTTCCGTTCCTGTAGACAGGAAAAAGATTGAATTGCTGTAAAGACAGTTAGTAAGCGTAAGCCGAAAAGAAATATATTTGTCACGTCCGAAAGGGTTAAAAACTGATTAGGTTTGTACGGCACAAATTTACAAGAGGTATGCAATGCAAAGCATAAAGAATATATACGAAAAGATTTATGATTTTGAGAATTTACATAAGGCTTGGGAGGAAGCGAGAAAAGGAAAGAGGTACAGGGATGATGTATTGATTTTCAACCGCAACTACGAAGAGCAGTTAATAAATATTCAGAATCACTTAATTTATGAAACATACGAGGTAGGAAAGTATCACACCTTTTATGTTTACGAGCCGAAGAAAAGGCTCATTATGTCCTTGCCATTTAAGGACAGGATAGTACAATGGGCGATTTACAGGCAGTTATTTCCGTTGTACGAAAGACATTTATCTTTGATTCCTACGCCTGTCGCAAGGGCAAGGGAACACATAAGGCAGCCGACAGGTTACAGTATTGGTTAAGGCAGACTGAAAGGAAGCCGGAACGGTACTATTATCTGAAAATGGATATATCAAAGTATTTCTACAGGGTAGACCACGATATTTTATTAAAGATTTTAGCACGCAGGATTAAAGACCAACGATTACTTAACCTGTTAGAAAAGATTATAAATTGCGAATCTATGAATTTTGGATTACCGCCCGGAAAAGAGCCGGACGAAGTGGCAGTATCGGACAGATTGAGCAACAAGGGGATGCCGATAGGCAACCTTACCTCACAGATGTTTGCAAACATTTACCTTAATGAGGTAGACCAATACGCAAAACATGAGTTGGGATTGCATTACTACATCCGATATATGGACGATATTATCATACTCCACCACGATAAAAAGTATTTGGCAGAGGTCAAAGAGTTGTTAAGGGCGTTCTTATCAGACGAATTAAGGTTAGATTTGAATAATAAAACGACTATCAGACCGTGTAGTATGGGCGTTGATTTTGTAGGCTTTAGAATATGGTCTACGCACCGCAGATTAAAGAAGAAAACGGCGGTAAAAATCAAACGTAATCTTAAAAATCAGATTGCAAAGGTAAAAGCAGGAGAAGAAAGAAAAGACAGGTTAGACCGTTCGGTAGCTTCATATCGTGGTATCCTGTCACATTTTAACAGTTACGGACTTAGGCAGAGCCTTAACACCCTGTTTAAGGAAAACGGTATGGTAGAGAAAAAAGAAGAGGTAAGTAGATGTACAGGAAATTGCAATAACTGCCCGAACTATACCGAAAGTTATTTTTGCGGATTTGATACGCCATATTGCAAACTGCAAGGAAAGGAAATTACACACAATGTATATTGATTCAGCAGCAATTATAACTATTGCAAGCGTATTAGGGGCATTAACTGCCATTGGTGCGGTTGCATACAAGATTATCAAATGGTTTCAGGCACAGGAAAAGCAGACAACCGATATTGAGGATTTAAAGAAGCAGGAGAAAGAGGACATAAAGGCAATGGAAGATGAATTATGCTTACTCACTTATGCGGTATTGGCGTGTCTGAAAGGACTTAAAGAACAGGGATGTAACGGACCGGTCACGGAAGCCATAGGAAAGATTGAAAAACATATCAATCAAAAGGCACACGGACAGGAAACATAGGAGGAAAAACAGAATATGAAATATCTTATTTGCGGAATCCTTGGCATTGCTATAGGATTCTTTGTTTTTTATTTGCTATTTAGGATTGCGAACAAAGACAAGTTATGCAAGAAGCTACAGGACGGAAGTAAAAAGAAACTTCCGAAGCCGAACTTTACAAAACTTGTATTGGTCGCAGTCCTTTTTACTTACTTTGTGGGTTTGTATATCGGTATCAAAGTAACACTTATCGACTATTCACAATTCGGGGTGCTTGCCACATACATAGCAACCCCGACTACTACAGTAATTGCCTTGTATTGTTGGAAAGCCAAGGCAGAAAACATTATCAAAATCAAAAAGGGATACCCGGAGGAAACAAAGGATATTTCTGTTGATTTAAACAACATCAATATTTAAGGAGGTACGGCGTTATGGGAAAAACAATAACAGCCGGATTTATCAGCGATACAATTAACGGTATCGGGATAAATTCAAGTATCAAATGCAACAACGACAATCTGAACAACAACACAAGCCGAAGCGTAGCCTATGTGGTAATGCACTATACAGGCAATTCAAAGGATACGGCAAAGGCAAATGCAAATTATTTCGGCGGTGCGGGGCGTAATGCTTCCGCTCATTTTTTTGTAGATGATGCGGAAATTTACCAAAGCGTAGAGTTAAGGGATACCGCTTGGCATTGCGGGGCAAAGTCTTATAAACACGGCTCTTGCAGAAATGCGAACAGTATAGGTATTGAAATGTGTTGTACTGCTGGAAACTACAGAATTTCAGACAGGACAAAAGAAAACGCTGCATACCTTTGTGCATTTCTTTGTAAAATGCTTGGAATTGGTGCAGGTGGCGTTGATTCCTATGTATTACGCCATTATGACGTAACAGGAAAGAATTGCCCGGCTCAAATGGTAAGCAATCCTACAGAATGGCAGGAGTTCAAAAATAAGGTTAAGGGTATCTTAGGCGGTTCGGTATCCGCAGGAGGACAGCAGCATACCGCACAGCCGACAACGGACAATGTGGCAAGCTACAAAGTGAAGATTACCGCAGATGTATTAAATGTGCGTATCGGTCCGGGAACAGATTACGGAGTAGCCACACAGGTAAAACAGGGCGAGGTATACACAATCGTAGGCGAGGTAAGAAATGGTAACACCACTTGGGGCAAATTAAAGAGCGGTGCAGGGTATATAAGCCTTGGATATACACAGAGAGCGTAGGAGGTACACTATGGCAGTAACAGCAGCACAGGTAAAAAAGGTTGTTAAGGTCGCAAGCGGTATTATCTACTCACAGGAGGGTAATTACGGAAGCGTAAACAGAAACGACAACAACCACGGAATGAGCATAGGTAAGTGCCAATGGAACGCATATTGGGGTAGAGCGTTGCCCCTCTTAAAGTCCATTGTTGAAAAGGACCAGGAACAGGCAAAAGAGATATTAGGGGATGCCCTGTATACAGAGATTGCCGGAAGTAGTGCGGATGCGTGGAACAGACAGGAGAGAGAAGCAACCGAAGAGGAAGCCAATGCAATATCTAAGTTGCTCACAACCAAGGACGGAAAGGAAGTACAGGACGATTTAGCGGATGCAGATATTACAGGATATGTAAAGAACGGCGTAAAAATCGGTTTAGTATCCTTAAAAGCACTTGCCTATTTTGCGGACTTAGAGAACCAAGGCGGTAGCGGTGCAAGTTCACGCATTGCCAAGACGGCAGCAGAAGCCACAGGAGGGGCGGAAAAGGTAGGACTTGAAGAAATACACGCCTACGCCTTAAAAGATGCCACAATGGGGCAATATGAAAGCCGTAGAAGCAAAGTATACGAAGCGATAAAGGGAAGCAACTTAACGGACGTATCACACACCAAGACAGAAGAGAAGCAGAACACACCGCAGAAGCCACAGGAAACGCCTACAGGAGTTTCAAAAGGCGATATAGTGACATTCACAGGCGGAGGGGTCTATATCTCTTCTACGGCAGAATATGCAGCCAAGGAAAAGGATGTGGTAAGCACCTGTAAGGTAACGGCAGTAAATGAGAAAGGCACACATAAATATCATTGCATTTCACAAGACGGTAAAGGCGTGTACGGTTGGGTTAATGCGGAATCTATCAAGGAGTTATCCTCTAAGGCACACAGCGACCCCGCAAGCGTTTCAAAAGGCGATATAGTAACATTCACAGGCGGAGGGGTTTACAAGTCCTCTACGGCGGAATATGCGAGCGTACAGAAGAATGTTACAAGCACCTGTAAGGTAACGGCAGTAAATACCAAAGGCACACACCCTTATCATTGCATTTCACAGGACGGTAAAGGCGTGTACGGTTGGGTTAATGCAGCAGATGTAAAATAGACCGATTCGGTCACAAAACGGAGGAAAATACTATGCAGATTTTAAAATGGTTACTTGTTAATTGGGATTCTGTATTGCTTATTGCTATGGTTGTAGCCTTGATTATTTATTTAATCAAGACAGGACAGACCAAAATCTTAAAGCAGATTGCAATTAAGTTTGTCACAGATGCAGAGGGAGAGTGTGGGGCCGGCACAGGGATTATTAAGCTGTCGGAAGTGGTTGCGAAAATGTACGCATATCTGCCGAGCGTGGTTAGAATCCTGTTTACAGAAAAGCAGTTGGTACAGATTGCGGAATCTGTATTAGCGGAAGCAAAAAAGAAATGGGAAGCTAACGAGAACCTTACAACCTACATTGAAAACAAACAGCAGACAACCCCGGCAGTGGTAACACTTGTAGAAAATACAAAATAACAGAATATGCAGTAAACAAAATGCCCCCTTGGCTTGATGAAGCCTTGGGGGTTATTTTTATATTCTGACAGGATAAGGCAGCAGTACAAGAGGGGTAATACCACATTCAGAAAGTTTATATATTTTATGAGAAATGCTAATGCCGTTATCAATCCATATCATAAAACTTTGTTTCTGCAATAATTCAGAGTGTTTTCCAAAATCCATAATATCCACCTCTATAGTACCGGGGCAGCAGTACCGCAACCCCGGATAAGTATTTAGTTGAGTGGTTGAAGCCAAACCACATTATCAAAATTAAAAAAACCGCCGGAACGGATGATAGAAAGTAAAGCCTTTTTGCCACCACAAGGCATATACGGCTCTGTATCACCCTTAAAAGCAAAGAAGCCTTTAACCGGGTGCTTGAAACAGTAACCGCTTGGACGAGTATAACCAAGCGGATGTTTAAATTTAAGTTCGCCTTTAAGTCTGACAACCTCTAAAGCGTTGTTGATAGTGATTGTTTCTAGTGTTCTTTCCATAGTGAATACCTCCTAAAATGTGGATACTGTGTATAACTTTGTGGGTCTGTCTTATTCCCTGTTCCTTATGATGCTATTATATACTTATATAAGTATATACGCAACCCGGAATAATTACCAAAATACTTATATAAGTATATAAAGTTATTTGTGCATTTTATATACTTGTATAAGTATAATGAATGTGATATGATAAAGAAAAACCAACGAGCAAAGGAGGTGCAGCAGTTGGCGGAGGAAAAGACAGGCGGAACGCCTGCGACAAAGGCAAAAAATAAATACAATGCAAAGGCTTACGACCAATTTCTTGTAACAGTCCCGACAGGACAGAAAGCAGAGATTGACAAAGAAGCGAAGAAACAGGGATATAAGAGCCGTAACGAATTTATAGTTGCAGCAATCGAAGAGAAGAAAGCGAGGGGATAAAATGGATGAATTGTTGAATTGCTGCCCTAAGTGTGGAAGCACATTAGAGTTTAGCAATTTAATGCAGTATTCAGACGTTTACAAAATAACAAGAAGTGGGAAATTATCTAAAAAAAGAATAAGAAAAGAAGATTGCGGGCCTATGGAGTGCGGATATATTTCATGCACTAATTGCGATTTTGTGACAGATGCGGAATTAGACTATCGGGGGAAAGATGAAGAGATAAGGATATATCGGAAAGAAGATAAGTATTACTACAAAAAAATACTTATATAAGTATAAAAAACTGTTGACAATATACTTATATAAGTATATAATGTAATTGTAGCAAGGAGATAGCAGGAAAGGAGTTAAACAATGGAGGATAACAAAATGACAAACAACCAGTTCAAAGGGATAATAAAAATGATAATAGCACTGATAAGAAATGATACACCGAAAGAAGAGTTAATCGAATATCTCACAGAATTGATTAAGGAATAAAAAACTTAATAAGGGTCAACACAAGGGGCGAACTTCATAACATTCCTGCTAATCGCCCCGAGTGCTTTAAAATATATTAGCAGGAAAAAACAAAAAAATCAAGGTCGAATAGACCGAATCGGACACAAAGGAGGTTCAACATGAAAAAACAACACATTATAATCATTGCTGTAATTGTGGTCTTTTGGATAGGTCACGGGATAATTGCAAGCAATAACAGGCAAACAGAAAACACCACAACCGAAAATCAAACAGATGTTCGGGGGGGGTACTGCTGAATTAGAAAAAACAGAAGTGCCGGAATCCGAGAAACAGGAGGAAACAACAGAGCAGAAAGAAACAACGGAAGCAATTACGGAAGAACCAACGGAAATAGTGGAACACAGAACAGGGGATAATATTGTAGGTATAAGCGATAAGGATATTACTACGATATATTCAACAAAGTACGATACTGTAAGGAATGATGTTACAGGTAATTGGAAATGTATTGTAATAGCAGAAAACAACTTTAATGTTGAAGATTATGCGTTATCGTGTTATAAAAACTACTTTGATTCTGATAAAACTATTTTGGCGGTTGAAAACTTAACCACAAAAACAAGCACGAGTATAAGTGTTGTATCCGGCTTGTTATATGTATCAGTGTATGAATATACCAAAGGCGAGGAACATGATGCCAAAGCAATGTTTGGCGGAACACATTTAGTAGATTACATTGTATACACAGACAACGGAGATATTGAAAAAGTAACCGATTCGGAATAAAAGACCGAGGGCAGCAGGCAATAACTGCTGCCCTTTTGGCGTAGGAGGTGCGATATGAAGAAATTTAAACAAATGAGTAAAAGTGACCGTATCAAAATGGAAGCACTTTTAAACGCCGGGTTGTCAAAGGCAGCAGTAGCAGAACAATTACATTTTCACAGAAGCACAATATATAGAGAATATGACAAAGGTAAGTATATGCACCGAAACTCTGACTATACAGAGGAAGAGCGTTATAGCAGTGATTTAGGACAAAAAGCACACGATTACGCCCAAGAGGGAAAAGGCAGAAGCCTAAAAATAGGAAATGATAGAAAATTAGCGGAATATATAGAAAACAAAATTGTAGATAATAGATTTAGCCCGGAAGCAGCATTAGCAGAGGTTGCACGTTCGGGGATTGAATTTAAGACAACAATAAGTGTTAGAACACTTTATAGATATATTGATAATGGAATTTTTTTGAAACTTACAAACAAGGATTTACCTATTAAAAGTAAAAAGAAAAAGCATAATAAGAAAGTACAGGTACAGAAAAGAGCCACCGCAGGAGAAAGCATAGAAAACAGACCAAAGGAAATAGAAAAACGAGAGATATTCGGACATTGGGAAATGGATACGGTAAAAGGAAAGAGAGGGGTCACAAAATCGTGTATGCTTGTATTAACGGAAAGAAAAACCCGTGATGAAATCGTTATTAAGCTGAAAGACCAAGGGGCAGCTTCGGTAGTAGATGCGTTAGACAGGTTAGAGAGAAAATGGGGGGATATGTTTTATAAGGTATTCAGAAGCATAACGGTTGATAATGGTGTAGAGTTTTCAGATTATGAGGGAATGGAGCGTTCTGCATTGAAAGAAGAAAAGAGGACTTTTGTATTTTACTGCCACCCGTATAGCAGTTGGGAGCGTGGCACGAATGAAAATAATAATAGGCTTATACGCAGGCATATACCAAAGGGGGTAGATTTTGAGGATACAACAGATGAAGAAATAAAATATATAGAAACATGGATTAACAATTACCCAAGGGGAATATTTGATTTTAAAACATCCGCAGAATTGTTTGATGAAGAGTTACAGAAATTGGCATAGAAAAGAATAAAAAACTTGTCGCAAAACTATTGACAAAATATATTGCTTCATTGTAAAATGAAATGCGACAAGAGTTATTAAACTCTATCGCATTTCTTTTTTTATACCATAAAACGAGAAAATGCGTTGAGGTTTAACAACCTTGACGCATTTTTTAAGTTGTTCTGAAAGGAGGGTAAGGCAATGCGTAAAGGAGATAAGCGATTAAAGTACGAAGATAGAAAAGAAATTGAAAAAATGAAGAATGACGGCGTAAGGGTCGTGGTCATTGCCGAAAAAATCGGAGTACACCGAGCCACAATTTACAACGAGTTAAAACGTGGCGGGACACCTTACAGAGCGGAAGTAGCACAAAAAACAATATAGGGAGAATATGAAGAATCAAGAAATAGAAGAAAAAGCTAGAGAGTTGGCGGATATGGTCGGTTCTGTGGCGGTAGATGAAAACCTACCATTAGAAGTTATAGAAATGACCGCAGATATTTTAAAAGAGGATTGTGAGCAGATAAGACAGGCAGCAGTTGATATAGCGGAGGAAGAAAGGGCAATACGCCTTGAATATAGCACGGACACAACGAAAGGAGGGGCAGCATGGCGGGCAGCAGAACAGAGAAGCACACAGCGGTATACCGAAACGTGAAGCGGTGCGAGTTTCATAATATCGGGGATTATATCGTAGTGACAAGCATTATAGGCGGTACAACCTTTTGTGCGTTTTTCGATTCGGGATTACACACGGAAGAGAGTATAAAAAGGCGTGGAAGTATTAAGTTACATTCCATTTATGCCAAACATTAAAAATTAAAAGCAGGAGGACAAGGAAGAATGAACGCAGTAGACCACAACAATGTAGTAATTTTTGATGATAGAGGGATTCCCTCTATTATGTGCAGATTCGTAAGACCAAAGGATGCCGAAGAGGTCCCGGCAGTATTCAAAATCGGGGATAAGGTGGCGGATGCCATTTACATATCCAAGTACCCGAATACCGTAATTGACGGCAGAGCCTACAGTATGCCAATGGCAGACCCAACCGCAAATATCACATTTGACGAAGCGGTACAGGCTTGCAGATGCAAGGGGTTAGGTTGGCATCTTATGACCGCCGTAGAGTATGAATACCTGTTAAATCAGAGTAGGGAAAAAGGCACAATGCCACACGGTAACACCGATTGGGGCAAGGACTATTACCACAAGGACGAACAAGACAAAGTAAGCAACTTTGGACGGACATATACAGGTACAGGACCGGTTACATGGAATCACGACCATACACCTTATGGAGTATCAGACCTTAACGGTAATGTATGGGAATGGTTGACAGGATTAAGAATTAAGGACGGAGTAATAGAGTTTATCCCGGACAATAAAGCAGCATCCCCATATTGTGACTTGTCAAAGGATAGCACCGAATGGCAGCAGGCGGAAACATCCAAGGGACCGGTAAGGGCAAATGTGGAATGTGGAGAAATCACAATTACGGATACCGTGGTAGCAGATGATTATACGCCGGATTATGACGGAGTAAGAATTGATGAATTAGAGGTTGAGTTATCAGAAATTCCACAGTTGCTTAAAGATTTGGGAATTATCCCGGATAAAAGAGCAGAGGAAGAGGGAAAGACCTATGTATACTTTGATGCCACCGAGGGCGAATATTTGCCTATCCGTGGGTCGGCGTTCAGCGATACTTCTCTTTCGGGTCCGTCCGCTCTCTTCTTGGCTAACCCTCGTTCCAACTCGGACGACGACCTTGGTTTCCGCTCCGCTTTTTATGAGGTAAACGGAAAACTGATTACTGAATAACTGTTAAGGGGTGCGGTAGCACCCCTGTACTTGAAAGGCGGTAACTATGAAACGAAGCGAATTAGAAAAGTACATAGGCGAGAGCGTGGAAGTAAAGCTATTTGACGGCGATACAATGCAGGGAGTTTTAAGGAAAACAGGCACAGAAGAGGTAAGAAACAATCCAAACCTTTACTTAAAGCGAGGATATTACTTTTTATCTCATAAGGATACTTATGTATGTAAATCCTGTTTATTCCGGGTATCCCATATCAAGAGCCTAAAGGTGCTACAGGAGGGATAAAGTGAAACCAATAAAAAGAAAGTACAAGCCTACAATCGTATGCGATAAGTGCCATAAATCCATAGGAAAGATGAAACCGAGTTATAAAAAAGTCGGGGAAATCGAATACAGGTATTGGCGTTGTAGGCATTGCAGTACCGTATATGTCATATCTGCCACGGATGCAGAGTTAAGGAAAAAGATACAGGAATACCAAGAATTTGTAGACCAGTACAAAGACAAGGAAATGCCACAAGAGGAAATGCAAAAGGCACAGCTTATATTACAGACCAATGTAGAGCGTAGCCGTGAGATTAAAGAGCAGCACCCTCTTACGCTAAAACCTTGGGAAAGGTAAGGCAATGAAGTACAGAGGATTGACATACAACAAGGAAAAAGAATCTTATGAGTGGGTCTACGGTCTGCCGTCCTACGGATATGCAACGGATGAAGTGGCGGAGATTGGCACGGTCTACGGAGATTTTAGAGAGATATTCCCGGATACCTTGGGAGAACAGACACCTTACAGGGATAAGAACGGTAAGGAGATTTACACAGGCGATATTGTAGCCTTGGAAGTAGACGGACAGATAAGAGAATTTGTAGTAGACAAAGCAACCGTTGACAGGGAATACAACACATTACAGGGATTCACAGGAAAAGACGGCAGCAACACGGTAAAAGTAAGACTTGCAGATGTGGTTATATTCCGTTGGATTGACCCCGAGGGTGTGATACATCAGCTTTTACCGTGCGTGAATGAAGCAGGAGTATCCGACACAGCATCTATGGAGATTATCGGCACGGTTGCGGAAAGAGGGGTACAGGAGAGTGAGAGCAAAGGCAAAAAGCAGTAGTACACCATATCCAATATGGATAGAGGGCGAATACATAACAGAACCACCAATAAGACCAAAGGACGGGGCAGTACGCCCCACAGGTCATTACATAGACAAAGGCGGTTATCCGGGTGCAAATGTGTATGAGGTAGATATAAATACCATGTGCAGACAGACGGATGCAGCCGACAGATTCGGGAAACCGATTTATGAGCAGGATATATTGCTTTATGAAACAGCAGAGGAAATAGGCTATTTCATAGTGCAGGACTTGGAAACAACGGTAGACATAGTAAACGGCGAGATTATAGAGGTCGGGGATTTGGATACCGAGAACATAAAGAATATTGGAAGTATGGTAGATTATTCGGATTTTGTGGAGGGTATCAGATACCACGCAGATAACGGCTTGGAGATACCGTATATTCCTTGTTTAGACGTACAGGTAACGGCATTACCGTACTTTAAACTTAAATGCTTAAAATGCGGTCAAATATCGCTTAGTTGCTCGTATATGGCAAAACATAAAGGTTGTGGAGGGTATTACACGGTAGATTTTGCAACCAAGATTTACAGGGAAAGAGCAAAAGAAAAGGAACTTGCATAGTGGCTTATGCAAGTTCCCTGTTACCGCCTTATAGCGATAATTACACCTATTCAAATTATACTATAAGGCTTGCACAAAGTCAATAAAAAGCCTTGAAATCACACGCCAAAAGGCTATAAATGAGGGCGTGTTGAGGACCTTGTATGGGGTATTAACATCTAGGACATTCATAAAATTATATACTTATATAAGATTATACTTGTATAAGTATATGGTTTAATAGGTGTACCCTTATGGACTTGTAGTATAAGGAGAATAAACGGTATGGCAAACAAGAGAAAGAACTTTATACGTGAGAAGAGGATATATTGCGGAGAGGAATACTTAGAGGTTGATATAGTAGCGGTTACGAATATGCCGAAAGCAGGCAAAGGAAAAAAAGGTAAATCCTCACAGGCTCAAAAAAACCTTAATGACAAGAGAAGTAAAAGAAGATTCGTACAGATTGCCAATACTAATTTTGGTACAAATGATTTTCATATATCAGCTACATACAACAATGAGCATTTGCCTATGTCCTTGGAGGAAGCGGAAAAGAATGTGCATAACTACTTAGACCGTATCAAAAGAAAAATGAAGAGGGAAACAGGCGAGGATTTAAAGTATATGCTTGTTACCGAATACACCCCGGAAGAGGAAGAGGGGCAGCTTACATTACAGGGGATTGATGCGGACGATAAGGCAACAAAAGCCGTAAGAATCCACCACCATATCATTATCAACAACGGAGGGTTAGACCGTGACGATTTAGAGTTAATGTGGAGTACCACAAGAATAAATTGGAAAAAGGCAAACGACCCGGAATACAGAGCCAAGGCAGATTATTACGGATTCGTGAACTGTGACAGATTGCAGCCGAACGAAAACGGATTAGAGGGCATAGTAAATTACATAAACAAGCGTAAAAAAGGTTGCAAAAAATGGTCTACATCAATGAACCTTAAAAAGCCAAAGGTAAAGAAAAACGACCATAAATGGAGTTTTAGAAAACTCCGAGAGTACGCAAAGACCCCGGAAGATAAGGAGGTATGGAGAAAACTATATAAGGGGTATGAGCCTACCAAGATAGATTTTGAATACAACGACTATACAGGGTGGAATTGCTACCTACGATTGCGGAAAGTGAGGGATTAAATTGATTGCAACGATTGATTTTGAAACAACAGGATTCAAGGCAGGAGAGGACGAGGTATTACAGGTATCAATTATTGATGAAAATTACAATGTCCTGCTTAATGCTTATTGCAGACCGAACAATAAAGACAGTTGGGAGGATGCACAGGCGGTACACGGCATTACTCCGCTTATGGTAGCCAACGAGTTACCGTTTGAAAGATATGTGCCTACGGTACTTGGTATTCTAAGCAAGGCGGACAAGGTAATAGCCTATAATGCAGCGTTTGAAGATAGTTACCTAAAGGCATACGGAATAGAGGTAGACCCGGGAAAATGGATTGACCCTATGATTATGTTTGCAGAAATCTACGGAGAATGGAACGAACGCAGAGGGAGTTACAAGTGGCAGAGCCTTACCAAGTGTGCAACATACTACAGTTACGAGTTTAAGGCACACGATTCCTTGGAGGATGTAAAAGCAACCTTATATTGCTACAAAAAAATGGGAGAGGACGCAGAAAGGAGAAAAGGGAAATGCTGATAGGTGGAAAAGAGTACAAAACAGGACAGCGGATTAAGATAATCAATGCAAAGTCAATACTGCATTACAAGTACGGAATTACAGGAGATTGCAACAAAGATATGACAGGAATAACGGGAGTTATCACGGCAGAATCAACTTTTGATGAATACGCAAGGGCAAATTTAAGAGTAGACGAGCCACACAGCGAACATTACAGAAATGGAATGACAAGGCTATTTTGTGATGATGAAATAGAACTATTAGAAGAATAGGCAGGGAGGAAAATATAATGCTGATATTACCAACTAAGGGTAAATGGTTCAATATGATTCTTTCCGGGGATAAACGAGAGGAATACAGAGAAATTAAGCCATATTACACGACAAGGTTTAAAAAGATATTCGATATGTACCCAAACTCAAACATACCGACAGGACTTGATAAACAGTTAATAGGATTCAGAAACGGATACGGCAGCAGTAGACCACAGTTTACCGCATTATGTTCATTGGATGTTAAGGCGGGTAAGGAAGAGTGGGGAGCAGAACCCGGAAAGGAATATTACACACTACACATTCACGAAATCAAAGAAAGGAGCGGTTGTTAATATGCAACAGGCGGTATTCATGGCACATTGCCCTTATGAGTTGGGCGATATTGTAGAGGTTGCAATAATTGAGGGAATGGCTATTACAGGCTACCCGAGAAGATTAGGCACGGCAGAAATGCAGATAACGGACATTATCACAGAACACAGCTTAAAGAATGGCACGGTATCATTTATTTATGAATTGGACGGTAAAAAGCGTATGCAGTTGATACCGTGGAATGAATTAACAAAAAGGAGCGAAAAACATTGATAAATCAAGGATTTGTGACCGATTCGGACACGGAAAAAGAATTAAAGAAGTGGCAGCAGGCAAGAGCCACGGCAGTAGATGAAGATAAATTAAAACGGCAGTATAAAAACAGACACAACAATGCACAGGGGCAGCACTTTGAAAGAGAAATTTTAGCAGGGTGCAGAATGTACGAGAACCACGGAATAGCAACTATTGATAAAACGCCCGAGCCATTCAGAGTAACAAGCAAGAACCACAGGACAGGAGAATTTACCGGGCGTTTCAGTACACACGCACAACCCGACTTTCAAGGGACCTTATACGGTGGGCGTTCGATAATGTTTGAAGCCAAGAGGACAAGCAAAGACAGGATAACCCGGAACGTGCTTACAGATACGCAAATGGACGTGTTGGAAAAGCACAGCCGATTAGGGGCGTTGTGTGGAGCGTGCATCTGTATACAGGATGATTTTTTCTTTATCCCTTGGAATGTATGGCGTGATATGAAAGAAATGTACGGCAGGCAGTACCTAAAGCCGGACGATATAGAGGAATACAGGGTTAAGTTTGACGGTGCGGTACATTTCTTAATGCACACCGAGGAATTGAAAGGAGCATACGAAAATGCAGAGCGAAAAAGATAAAATTATGGAACTGTTGACCGTAACAGAGGTTAAGGAGGGCGGAGAGGTAATATTTACAGACCGTTCAATAGAAATCTTACAGGAATTAGGGCAGCAGTACAAAGAAACACCACTTTTTAAGAAATCAAGACAGGATAACCCGGATTGGGAGGGGGATGCCAACGCAGGCTTATTATTTGTGTATATGTGCGAGAGATTAACAGAAGCACCAAGCAGAATATATACAATTATGGTTTGCAAGTTAATGATTCCTTTGATTTGGGAGAAGCTGGAGCAGGAGTTACAGGAAACGGCAGCAGTAGCGGATAAGAAGATTGAAGAAGAAACGGCACAGGGAGGGTTATTAAGTGCGACTTAACGGAATTGTAGGGGCAGAGATTCCGTATTACAAGATGATGAATAAAGCAATGCCAGGACCGGCAAAGGACACCAAGAGGAAACCAAAGAACGGCAGACTTACAGAGATTGACCCAAAGACCAATAAACCGAGATTAAAAAGCGGTGTGCCGATAAGCCGGGCGGTAGAAGTTCTTTATATGTTTGAAAATACGGACGTATTGCCTTATCAGATTGAGGAAATGAAAGTAACCATAAGCAACCTACAGACAAGGGTTAAAAAGTTAGAGGATTGGCAGGAATGAAAACAATAATAACAGCAATCTTAATTATCGTTGCCGTGGCAGCAGTATTATTTATTCTTCCGTTCGCTATTATGTTTTTCTCTTATGTATTCGGTATTGATATGGACGAGAACGGCGGATTACATGAATGTATCGGGTGTCCGTATAGAACTTGCCCCGATTGTGAAAAGGATTGCAAAATATACAAGAGGTATCAAAAGAGATTAGCAAGAATGGAAGAGGACAAAGAACAGGAAAGATACTTACAGGAATACGCCAAGAGAAAACAGGAGAAGAAAAACAGAAAGGAGGGTAAGCGTTGAAACAATTAACACTAGGCAGCCTATTTGACGGTATCGGAGGTTTCTGCTATGCAGCAGGCATACCGAGCGGGATAGATACAGGATGCACCATTAAACCGTTATGGGCCGCAGAGGTAGAACCGAATTGTATCGACATAACAAGATACCGTTTTAAGGATGTAATGCACGTTGGAAGTGTTACGGAACTAAAAGGGGATGAAATACAACCTGTGGATATTATAACCTTTGGAAGTCCTTGCCAAGATTTGAGCATAGCCGGAAAGAGAAAAGGACTTAAAGGTAATCGTTCCGGGTTATTCATACACGCAATAAGAATTATAAGAGAAATGAGGTTAGCAACAAATGGACAATATCCAACTTTCATTATTTGGGAGAACGTACCAGGAGCTTTTTCAAGTAACGGCGGAGAGGATTTTAGAGCCGTGCTTGAAAAAGTCACAAACGCCAATATTCCAATGCCTGCAAGTGGCAAATGGGCAACCGCAGGAATGGTTAGAGGGGGGGAGGTTGACACAGCTTGGAGAATCCTTGATGCTCAATATTGGGGAGTACCCCAACGTAGAAAACGAATCTACCTTATCGGAGATTTTGGAGGACAACGTGCCGGAGAAATATTATTTAAGCCCGAAAGCGTGCTTGGGTATACTCCGAAGAGCAAAGAGCAAAGGGCGGAAGCTGCCGGACAATCTACGAATAGCCTTAGAGCAGAAAGTAGCCGAGGGGGGGAGGTTTTAGGTCTTGATTTTGCACACGCTGACAGCGTGGTAAGAACCTACAAAGATATTACCCCAACCTTAGTACAGAATATGGGGCGTGGCGGAGGTCAAACGCCTTGCATCATGTACGAAGAGAAACGGAGCGTAATACCTTTAAGGGATGAAGTTACAAGAAATAAGGCAAGCAACGGATTAGGCGTTGGAAAGGTCGGGGGACCTTGCCCGACACTCACAACGGCAGATATTCACAGCGTATTTTACGAAGCCTACCAACACCACGGATACAGGGAGAGCGATACAAGCGGAACATTAACCGCAGGACAGAACAATACCGTAAGGGGAGATACCCCATTGATTGTAACCGATAAAAAAGCCTTTGAAGAGAATCAGCACGGAGGATACAGGGAAACACAGATTAACGGCACTTTAAGGGCAGCGGGGGGGTCTTACGGCGGAGGGTCGGAAACTCTGATAACAGAGAGTGCAAAGACAAAGGGGAATATCCCTAGCACTCCGAAGAAAAGTATTAAAGACCTGTTAAAGAAAGCAACACAGAAAGTTGTATACATAATCCGCAGGCTTACACCTGTTGAGGGAGAGCGATTACAGGGATACCCGGACGATTGGACGAAATACGGAGCAGACGGCAATATTATAGCCGATACGGCACGATACAGGGCAATAGGCAACAGTATATGCGTATATTGTGCGGAAAGGCTCTATATAGGCATTATACGAATCCTACAGGAGGAAGAAAAGGACAATGAAAGAAAAGACGAGAGCCTTTTATAAGGCAGTATTTAAGTATTGGTGGAACGAAAGAGTATTGAAGTTCTTTAGAAAATAGGAGTTGGTACACATGAAGAAATGTAGCTTATGTGGAGAAAAGGCATTGGAGGGCATAGAGATATGCCCGGAATGTCTGAAAAAGGCAGCAGTTGACCCAAGACAGATAAAGAGGTTACGACAGATAAGCAACATATTAAGCATAACGGCAGACACGGACACGAATATAAAAGCCTGTATGCAGAGTATAACAGAAATTGCGGACGATTTGGAAAGGGGCAGTTATGGCAAAGAAGAGAAGAAACAGGAAAGTAATACCATTCCAACAGGAAAGGACATTGACATATAACAAGGCAAAGCCGAACCGACAGGCAAGGAGATTAGGAATTAAACCCGAAGAACCAAAGAGAGAAGAGAAAAAGACGGTAAGCAAGGCAGCAGTATTAAGCCAAAAGGCGAAACAGGCAAGAGAAGCACAAAAAAGAATCACACCGCCGGGAATGACATACGGAGAATATATGGAATATCTGAAAGACAAAAGGCAGCAGTTGGAAGAGAAGAAAAAGAACATACATGAATGATACTTATATAAGTATACAAGTTGCACAAAAGATTGATGTACTTATATAAGTATATTTGTTAATTATCCCGGGTTGTAAATATACTTATATAAGTATATAATAAAATCATCAAAGGAAAGCAAGACGGAGGTAAGAAACAATGAGAAAATTTGAGGTAGGAAAAAGATACGGAGAAAACGCAGTAGTATTTGAGATTATAAAGAGAACAGCAAAAACAATTACATACGCACCAATTTACCATGCAGGAAGATATAACGAAAGCAAGAGAGAAGAAAAAACGGTAAAGATTCGTGATTGGGGCGATAGAGAAGTATTTTTTACAACAGGACACGAAACAGTAGAAGCATAAAAAGCCAATAGCCGTAGCAGGGATAGAGTGAAAAAATAGCAGTGGGTACGCCAACTAGAGAGCGTGCAGTAAGTCAACAGGTTTTTAGTAATTTTTTAATGCGAAAAATTGCAACGCCTATCACATAGCCGGGAAAGGCGGTGGATATATGCCAAGAAGTCCACCCGAAAAGGCTATTGCACACCTTATAGAGTGCCTAAGCCTTTAGAGATTGTATAAAGTGTGCAATGCACACGCAGGAGGTAGCCTATGGAAAAAATACCAATGACACAGGAGGATAGGGATTATTTCAAAAGCGGAGTAAGAACCCTATGCGGTATCGAGGTAATACAAGCTAAAAATATCATAAATGACCCGGAATTAAAGGTAGTATTCACTTCCGAGGATTTGGACTTTATGAACAAAGAACTTGGTAGACAGGCAGGGGCGGTATTTGCCCGAATCCTTAGAGCAATTAAGAAAATGGACTTTAAGGAAGCACAAAGAGTAATCACAGGAGGTAAAAACAGATGAAAACTATTGCAATTATTAACATGAAAGGCGGATGTGCCAAGACAACAACAAGTGTAAACATGGGGTACATCTTGGCAGAGGATTACGACAAAAAGGTATTGATTATTGATAATGATAAGCAGGGCAATTTATCTAAGGCGTGCGGTGTATGGAATAATGAAGCACCGAGTTTTGCGGATGTACTTACAGGAGATAAGACATTAACGGATGTAATGCAGCTTGGAGCGAATGGAAACATTGCGGTAGTACCTGCCAATATGAGCCTTTTAACAGCAAACCTTGCGGTAATCAAGAATGAGGAAATAGACCAAGTAACAATACTGTCTAAGGAATTGGAAAAGGTAAAAGATATATTCGACTACTGTATTATTGATTGTCCGCCAGATATAAATATATCTGTTATCAATGCTTTAGTGGCAGCAGACGAAGTTATTATACCGATTAAGATTGACGGCTACGCATTTGACGGCATGAAAGAGTTAGAGGAACAGATAAACAACGCAAAGCAGCTTAACCCAAAGTTAAAGTTTAGAGGATGCCTTGTAACAATGTTCTATAACCGTGATGTATGCAGACAGGGGGAGGAATACTTACAGAATCAGAGATACCCGGTATTCAGAACACACATTAGAAGAACAGAAAAGGCGGACGAGGTTACATTTACCACACAAAGCCTTATGCAGTATTCTCCAAGGTCGGGAGCAGCAAGAGATTATAAGACATTCGTTAAGGAGTATTTGGAGGGATAGAATGGTATACAGAAACAAGGAGGGATATGCTGACCCCACAGCCGGGGCAGCAATCCACGAAGCAGAACCAAAGGCAAAGAAAAAGGAATACAACCCGGAAGTGACAAACCTTGTAAGCGTATTAAAGCAGATGATAGATATTGCAGGGTATGAAATGGTCGGACGTATCGTATTGAGAGATAAAGACACGGGAAAGGAGTATAGATAGTGGATTGTGGAATTATCACAGAGGAAAAGGAAGAAATGATATTGATTCCGAAGAGGGATTATATCAGATACATAGAGAACGAAAAAACACTTGATAACATCAGAAAAATTGTGACCGATTCGGACACAGAAAAATGGAGAGGCATAGGCATTTTGAGAATAGGAGGAAAGAGCAATGGCAGGATTTAATATTAACGATTTACTCAACGCAAAAAGCAAAGGGGCAGCAGTACAGGCAGAGGGACCGGCAGAACAGGAACAGGAGTTTAAGGTAACTATGCTTGATGTGGAGGACTTAATGCCGAGCAAAGATAATTTTTACTCCACGGAAAACATAGACGAATTAGCAATGTCTATTGAGTTGGTCGGACACATTGAGCAGAACTTAGTAGTAAAGCCGGAAGCACACGGAAAATACGAAGTAGTCGCAGGACACCGCCGTAGACTTGCAGCCTTGAAGTTGGTACAGGAGGGCAAAGAGGAATATAGAAAAGTGCCGTGCCTTATTAAAAAGGAATCCGACACAATCAAGGATAAGTTAAGCCTTATATTTACCAATGCAACGGCAAGACAGCTTACGGATTGGGAAAAGGTACAGCAGGCAAAGGAATTAAAAGAAATCCTTACCGAGTACAAGAGAGCATTACAGGAAGAAAACAAGGATAAGCCGAAAGAGGAAAGGGAGAAAATGGGGCGTATCCGTGATATTGTGGCACAGATGCTTAATACATCAACTACACAGATTGGAAGAATGGAAGCCATTGAAAACAATTTATCACAGGAGTTTAAGGATGAATTAGAAAAAGGCAATATCAATATTTCTACCGCCCACGAACTTAGCCGACTTGATGAAGAGGGGCAGAAACAGGCTTACGAAAAATACGAGGAAAAAGGCGAATTACATATAAATGACGTGAAAGAAGAGCCGAAAGCAGAGATTACGGACGAACAGGCGGAACAGGTGCAGAAAGCGATTAAAGAAGCCTTAAAAGGAGAGGTAAACCGTGCGGTATTCAGAGTAAAAGGCAATACGGCAGCAGTTGAAAAGGAATTGATTAAACACTTTTCAAAGACATTTACCGCCAAGACCTTAGAACTTAACGGAAAAGAATTTATTTACAGATTCCAAACGGAGGGAATGGCAATACAGATTAAGGAGGATTGGAGTACATATATTATCGAGTATGCCGACCTTGCGGAAATTGTTGCATTGATGATTGAAACGGAAGAATTGACCTATGACGATTCCAAAGAGGAAGCACCACAGGGACCGGCAGAGGAAGAGGATACCGAGGAAACACAGGAAAGCGGTTTTATGAATGAGCCGGAAGAAACACAGGAGGACGAAGAGGAAAACGACAATTTACCGGGACAGCAGGATATGAGTGATTACCCGGAATATGTACCTGAACCACAGGAAAAGGGATTATCCTTTACGGAATGGATAAGCAAAAAATACGGAACAGGTCAATATGACATGATAAAGAAAGAGGTAAGAAAGGTTATTATGACGGAATCCGAAAACGGAAATATCTGCCCGGCAGAGTGGGAAAGCAGATTAACCAACGCTTTATCCGTATGGGTAATGGGTAAAACGGCAGAGTATCAGAAATACTTACAGGGTTAGGCGGTGCGTATGGACCGTATCGAATACAAGGAGGGCGTTATTTGGTGCGGAGAAGAAAAGGCAAGCAATCAATTATCTACATTGGTTGCCTGCCTGTCCGCACAAATTGGAAAAACAGAAAAAGAAACGTGCGATTTAATAAATCAATTCATGCAATCCTTTGATTTGCTTATGGAGAAAATAAAAGACCTTGCAGAGAGGTTAAAAGATATTTTCGATATAGCAGAATCGGATATTTGCGAATCTTGCGAAGCCAAGAGGACGAAGCACGGCAGCAGTTGTATAGCAGAAATCGAAGCTACAGGAAAAGCAAGTATCAAATGGTGTGAAAAATACAGACCACCATGAAAGAAAGGATAGCATAAAATGAAGAATTGGGAAGTAGAAGCAATCTTAAAATTTTACAAAGATATTGACCTTGATATTAAGGTTACAGGCGAGTGGCTAGAGCAGTACGAAAGCGTGTATGATACCACAGGGGCAATTAACTATGACGGTATGCCACACGGAAGTAATACAAGCGATTCTACGGCTCTGCTTACAATCAAAATAGCAGGTACAGATACCGCAGAAAGAATTAAGGAATTAAAGGGCAGAATACAGGAGTTAAAGAAATTGAGAACGGAAATATCAAAAGAGATTTATTCCTTAACTCCGATTCACAAAGCTATTATATGCGGATTTTACTTACAGGGTCAAAAATGGGAACGCATAGCGGAACAGATTAGTTATTCTGTCCGACAGAGTAAAAATATAAGGTGCGTTGCCTTAGAGGTCTTAGGCGGAAAATTAGCAAGGAATAGAAATGTATCACGAAGCAAAATTTTAAAAGAGGTTTTGCATTAAAGATTGCCCGCTATTGCCCGATTTTATGTAGTATAATACTAAGATGAAAAGCGAAGCAGGGCAGCAGGATTTTATTGTTAAATCCTGTTGCCTTTTCGTGTTATAAAAATTTGAATTTGCAAAAATGCGAAGATTCCGAAAGAACGGAAAGCCGAAAACCGGGAAAACAAACGAAAGGAGGTTTTGACTTGGCAAGACAGAAAGACGAAAACAGGGAAAAGGCGAAGCAACTTTTTTTAGATTCAGACGGCTTGATGAAGAATACAGAAATTGCGGAAGCCTTGGGGATTGATTCGGCAAAGGTGCGAAAATGGAAGTGCGTAGATAAGTGGAATGATGCACTTGAAAATAAACCCAAAAAGAGGGGCGGACAAAAAGGCAATAAAAACGCCAAGGGTCACGGGGCCCCTGTAAGAAATAAAAATGCAGAAACGCACGGGGCATATTCCAAGGTGTATTTTGATGAATTATCAGAGGATGAAAAAGCATTGATAGAATCAGTTACCCTTGATACAGGGGAAAATACATTAAGGGAATTGCAAAGCCTTATAGCCAAAGAAAAAGATTTGGAAAAAAGAATAAAAGAATTAAATACGGATACCACAGGCAACCTATACACGGACAAGGTTGTAGAAATGCGTACGCCCGGAAAAGGGGAAGAGGATGCAGACCCATACGGTGCATACAATGAGGACAGCAAGGATACACCACAGGGACCGGCTCTAAGTGTGGCTATGGAAACAACTATTAAATCCTCTGCCTTTGAAAGGGCAATGAAGCTAGAGGACCAGCTCAATAAAGTACACGGCAGAATCATAAAGTTATTGGATACAATAAAGTCTTATGAGTTAGAGCAACGCCGTATCACATTGGAAGAGAAGCGGTACGCATTGATGAAACAGAAGATAAGCGGGGAGTATGATGTAGACCCCGACACAGGAGAGATAGACGATAGCTACACAGAGGACAGCGAGGACGGCGAGGTATAGGCACAGGCACACGGCAGCAGTAG